GAATAATTACATAAGTATTTGGGTCAAGATCTTCAGGAGCTTCCCAAACCATTACTGGTTTGTAGTGCGCTATAGGCTGATCAGAGCTAACACTATCTATTTTATCTAACATTGAAAATTTGGGATCACCAGCTAACCAGTATGGATTAACACCCAAATATTGAGCAGCCTTAGAGTTTGTATAGCTATCAAGTGAATTAACTTTTCCATTTACCCACTGCCCAATAGCAGCTACTGAAACCTTGCAGAACGTAGCCATTTCACTTCGATTTAATTTCTCTAAACCTTTAGTGGACAAGAAGTGTTTTACAGCAACTGTAATTCTATCGTGAAGTGTGCTCATTTATAAAATCTACTTTACATTTTAAAGCTAGCTTACATACAAACATTTAAAGTTTGCTTGTTTAATTCAATTAAAGTATGCTTTAATAATAAAGATTACTTTATTGGAACTAGCATGAGAGTTTTAATTAAAACCGAAGTTGCCATTAACCATTATGGGGATGTGGCCAAATTGGCTGATGAAATCGGTTTGTCAGTCCAAGCGATATATCAATGGGGTGAATTTGTTCCAGATTCATCGGTTGGAAAAATTATGGCTACAGCAGCATCAATACCTTTTGTAATTGATAGAACTAAGCCAGTTCAAAAGTAGCTTTCTTTGGATTGCATGGGACAAATATCTAATTAATTTTCATGTTTGTAAACGTGAATAAAAACAAGGATTCACATATGAGTGAGCTAATACTAAGTAGTGAAGCAAAGATTGCACTGAATGCAATGATCAATCAGTCGGGTGAAATTGAACCAAAAGATATTGCTCAAGTATTGGGTGTTTCACATAAGACTGTTTTGAATTATGCGAACCCAAAAATGGACCAGCATCAACCAAGTTTGAAATCAGTTGAAGCAATTATGGCTTATACGGGCAATACAGCTTTAATTAAAGCTTGGGCTCATAAATTCGGCTTGATTTGCATACCATCAACTGCTGATGAAAACGTACATCAAATGACGGTACTTGAATGTTTGCTAGGTATGAATATCAGCAATGGGCAAATGAATCAGTCGATTCAAAACATTATGGCTGACGGTGTGGTTACAACGGATGAACTAAATGAAGCTGATCAGATCTTAGAAGAACTCGAAAGCAAAATTAAATCAATTAGAGCTGCTCTTAAAAATGAGTGTGCAAAGCATTTAACGGCTCTACAAACGAAAAAAGCTTGATGTGCGAGATCAAACTTTTTGTGTTCAAACATCGGAGAGATCTAAGAACATGACAAATATATCAAAACCAAAGGCAGCGAACAACAGTGATTATGTAGTTGGTGATTCAGTTGTTTTTATTGATCTAAGCAAACCAGATCATTTGATGACTGTAACTCAAGTTCAGAAAAATGGTGTGTTGCTGAATGGAAATAACAGCTTTGCATTGAATCATTTGATTCGTCAGGCAACAGCTCTGGAACTTTCACTTAATCGCCGTGTTATTTCAGATATCGCAAAACATCTTGAAGCTGCAACTAATGCTCAAAAGGAGGTGTCATGAATACTTCTGCAAATTGGCCAGAGCATAAACAGACTCAAGCTATACAGTCTTGGCACGATCCAGCACTTAAAACACTAAGCGATTTCTTGGAAATTCGGAAAGCTAATTTACGCAAAATCAATCGTGATGAAGCGAATGCGGCTGTAACCAAAGATGAGTTTGTAGAAGCTTTAAGCCGTGCGCACCGCATGAGTTACGGCGATGCTTCGCTTGTTATTACAAGTTTGCATCGTGCTGGAAAGATCATCATTTTTGGACGGTTTATGAACATGGCCAAGGAAGGTGAAGAATGACTCCAATCATTGATGATATCTGGCTTAATCCATCTTTATTTGTCATAAACCATAGTGGTGGTAAAGATAGCCAAGCCATGATGATTAAGTTATTAGAGTTTGTGCCTAAGGAGCAAATTCTAGTAGTGCATGCCAGTTTAGGTTTTATGGAATGGCCAGGCGCATTGGAATTGGCACGCGATCAAGCTGCTGCAGCTGGTGTTGATTTTATTGTGGCTAAGGCTAAAAAGTCATTTCTCGATATGGTCCTTAAACGGTTTCAGGAACGTCCAGAGGTTCCGTCTTTTCCTTCACCTAAATACCGCCAATGTACTAGTGATTTAAAACGTGGACCAATTACACGAGAGGTACGCCGTTACGCCAAAGCTAATGGTTTTGAACGAATTATAAATTGCATGGGATTACGTGCAGAGGAATCAGATAACCGAGCTAAGCAGGAAGTCTACAAGCCGACTGGCGAGAATGGGAAGGCTGGTCGTTACTGGTACAACTATTTACCTGTGCATGATTTTAAAACCAACCAAGTTTTTAAAACCATTAATACTGCCGAGCAGGAACCACACTGGGCATATCAGGATAATGATCGGTTGAGTTGTATCACCTGCATTATGGCCAGTGCTGCGGATCTCATTCATGGCGCAAAACAAAACCCCAAAGTCTATGCATTGATGTGTCTAGTTGAGCAGGTTACTGGATATGCATTACATGCAAGTATGCGAACCCTTACAGATCTAACTGGTATTCAGCCAGATTATTCACTTGTGACTGAATACGATGATCTTGTTTCAAAATTTTCTAATACGCGCTCTTACAGAAAACGTATTCCAGTGCTGGAGGTTGCAGCATGAGTAAATACGTACCTAATTCGTTTCAAGTAGCAAATGCTTTTGTAGATGAAGCAATGAGTAAAATCTCAGATGCATCTGTAAAAATCTATTTGATCATTAATCGAAAAACACGTGGCTGGGCTAAAGAGTGTGATGCGCTTTCAATCACGCAACTGGAAAAACTATCAGGTAAAAGCCATCCGACAGTCGTTAGATGTACTAAAGAGCTTGTTAAAGTAGGTTTGGTAAAAAAACATGAGCAATCTATATACGGAAATGTTTACTCATTAAAAGACAATTATTTTGTTGGTGAGCACATAAATTTCGCAAGCAAAAGTTCAGTTCTTATTCAATCATTTAGTTTGTTTAATGGTCAGCTAGTTAAAAATTTTAACTATCAAAAACCATCTTCTAAAAAGCAATTAAAGGGTAAAACTAGCAAAAAACTGTGCTTAAATTTTCCGCAAAAGTCACGAGTGCTAGTTAAAAATTTTAACCACCTTAATAATGCTTGCCAGTTAAAAAATTTAACTACTGCTAGTAAAAATTTTTTACCACTACTAGTTAAAATTTTTAACACACAAAACACACTATCAAAACCAACTAATCAAAATAAAAAAAATACGTGGTTTATTTTGGAAAATTTGGAATTAGAAATTTGTTCTATCGATAACTCAATCGATACCAACGAGATTTTCGAAGCAGCATGGTTTGATCGTGAATTATCTAGCTTCAAAAATTTCAATGATGGGCGAAATCACTCTGACCGTGACATGGTTAAGTTCTTTGCTGACTGGATGCTTAAAGCTCGCGCTAAATACGCAAAGATGAAAACACCAGTACAACGTATTTCTGAAAACAAAACTTCTGGCCAACAAGCTCAAATTGAAACTAGCACGCCTGAAGTCATCACATTTGCTTCTGACAAACAGCTCTACAAGTTTGCAAAAGACATGGTTTTCCACCCTAAGTTCAAAGATTCATTTTGTCACACTGGTGAGTCTTGGATGGATGCAGCTAAGCGTATGGCCGCTTTGATCGCAGATCCAGAACAACAAAAACCATTCATTCCATTCCTGATCGAACTTGGTTTTAAACAAACCAAAGGGGCGGCTGCATGAATATCGTTCTAACAAATTCAGACATTCGTTTTTATTTGATGTGGTTGGCCAACATTAAGCGCCGTCCTCACTACGAAATTATCGTAGTGCGCCAAGTGATAAAAGCTTTCCGCAATAACGCTGAACATCAACTTAAAACAGAAATATTGCATCTGGCTGATATGTACCGCCGTGCGTGTGAAAAGAACTTGCTGAGCAATGAGGGAGAGGTGTGATGAGTAAAAAACAAGAAGTTACCGAATTCGATTTGCGCAGACCTGAGTTTCAAGACCACAAATTAACTCCAGATATGTTTGAGTTTGATGCAACAGGTGATGTTGTTCGTAAAGATCGTTTTGAGCGTGGCATAAGAAAGATTCATGGCATGTTGTGCAGCGACGGAGTGCTTAGTTCTCGTAATCAATGGGTAACTGAGGATGTAGTGGAAGCTGTCAAAGCAAAAATAGATGGATTCAACCGTTTGAAAGACATGATTCTGATTGTGAATAACACCCCAGAATCAGCTGAGTATTTCCATTTCGAAAATCGTGAGTTCGTTAAAAATATTGATCAAGAACACCTGAATGAAGCTAAAGATACAGGATGTTTAATTAGCTTTGAATCATGTTCATTTGGTGGAAATTGGGAGGAAAACAGCGGTTGGCTTCCTCTTATTGAGGTTCTTGTAAGTATCGAAGACATCAAGAAAGAAATGGAGAAGTTTTGCGTTTTGAAGGAGCAAAGCCAATGAGTTTTTGTATTGGAGATCTTGTTTGCCCAGATTCAGATGCATTTAAACAAGCGGGGTGGAATCCTCAAGGTGAATTACGAGTTTCATTCATTAAGAAAGGTAAAAGAACTGGGAAGTTAGTTGTTCAAGCCAAAGATGAGCGCGGATACAAGTACACAGGATTTGAAGATTGCTTCGTGAAAGTTGCGGAGAACAAATCTAAATGACCTCAATGAGCATCGAACAGTACCGCCGTGAAATCTTAAAGCTGACAGATAAAACCAAAACAGCTAAACGCAACAAGTTTAATGCGCAGAAAGTTGAAGTGGATGGAATGACTTTTGATAGCAAGAAAGAACACAAGCGGTATATCGAGCTTAAAGCAATGCAACAACGGGGCGAGATCTTCGGTTTAGAGCATCACACTAAATTTGAACTTGCACCAAAAACGAAAATTGAGGGAGAGAAAAGGGCAAAGCCAGCATTACGTTATTTTGCTGATTTCACTTACTACATCATCACAGGTGATTACATTGTCGAAGATGTGAAGTCGGAAGCTACGAGAAAGAAAGACAGTTATCGAAACAAAAAGCACTTAATGAAAACGGTTCTAAATATTGACATTAAAGAGGTCTAAGCGATGAGACAGCAAAATAACGACTGGTTGTTAATTATAGGTTTTATCATTTTGGCCATTGTTGTAGTGGCTGTAAACACATGGAACACGGTTCAAGTTTGTAAAGGTCAAGAGGTGTATTGGGTTAATGGAACTCAATTCACATGTAAGTTTTTTAAGCAGTAGGAGCGCAATGTATGTTAGTTGAGAAGTTTGATTTTTTGGAGTTGTTGCGTCTTGCTATTGCTCAAAGTAACGGTAAAGGAAAAATCACAAAAGATGTGGTTTTGGGAGAAATTGCTTTAATGTCGCACGGCGCAAAGCTATGGGCTGAATTATTATTAGAGCGTGTTGATTTTGAAAGAATTGCCGTAGTTACTGAATCAAAAAAGATATATGAAACCAATATCATCAATGGCAAAGCAGAAAAAAAGCGTATTGATGAAATACCTGGTAAAGTTGAAATTAAGAAAGGTGAAATAAAATCAGCAATTTTCTTTAAGGTCCGTAATAAACTAGCAACCACAATTCACAAGGAAATGGTCAAAAAGAATTTTAAACCACTGAACCCGCAAGGATCTTTGGAGAATATTGCAAAGGCAATGGCGGAGGTAGTTTTGCGAGGCCATTTATTTGTTAAAGCAATGTGCCCACCGTGCCAAGGGTTGGGTAAATTGGAAATTTTTGACGGCAATACAAATCCGTTAAACACTAAGTTTTGTGAAAAATGTAATGGTACTGGTAAACGCCCTTATACATTGAATGAGAAAATTAACATAGCTCATTTAACACTAACAAAGACTGCCTACATCAAAAGCTACCAAAAATATGAGTTGTTGGGTGAATCCATTGTGGCTGAATGGGAGAATCAAATCCGCAACAGATTAGCTAAATCATTTCATTTTGAATTAGACCATCATGAACAAGTAGCATCTTATGCTTGACAGCAAGGTATACACTTGAGTATAAGTATTTCTAAAATGGGCGTTTTATAAAGTAATTGCCCTGAAAGAATTTGAAAGCTCGCTATATGCGGGCTTTTTTAATGCCTAAAAGAAAACCTCGGCTTCTATCTAAAGAATACCGAGGTTTTTTATATCGTAGAAACTGGGAACGATGTATTGCGGGAACAATACACCGATCTCTTGACAGATATGACCTGCCAAAAGCCAAGCCCAGCTATCGTGCACACGATTAGCAAAGGCTAACAGAAACATTTGCTTTTGCAAGGTAGGATTGAATGAAAAATAAACCAGTAATTCCGTGGCAGGGTGGAAAATCGAGATTAGCAAAAGATCTTTTACCATTATTTCCAGAGCACCAATGCTATGTAGAATTATTTTGTGGTGGCGCAGCGCTTTTCTATATGCGGGATAAGCCAGCAAAAACAGAAGTTATTAACGATTTAAATGGTGAACTTATAAATCTCTATAGGGTTCTTCAGAACCATTTAGAAGAATTTGTACGTCAGTTTAAGTGGTGCCTAACAAGCCGGCAGGTTTTTGAATGGGAAAAGTTAAAGGTTCCAGATACATTAGCTGATATTCAGAGAGCAGCACGTTTTTACTATCTTCAACAGCATGCATTTGGTGGGAAGATTTCTGGGCAAAGTTTCGGTTATAGTACAACAGGACGGGGTTTAAATCTTTTAAGAATAGAAGAGAACCTAAGCGCTGCCCATTTGCGTCTGAATGGTGTCTATATCGAAAATGTTGCATGGGATAACTGTTTTGATCGTTACGACAGAGAGCACACTTTTTTTTATGCAGATCCGCCGTACTTAGATACAGCCGGATACGGTATTGATTTTCCACTTGAGCAATATTATTTACTTGCAGAAAAGATGGAAAATTCAAAAGGTAAAGTGATGCTTTCGATAAATGATCATCCCAAGATAAGGGAAATATTTGCTGATTTTAGAAAAGTTAGTACATCGCTACACTACTCAATCGGACGTGATGAAGCATCAAAGAAAAAAACAAGTGATGAACTTATAATCATGAATTACTAAACCCCACTCGCAATAACGTGTTGCGAGTCAACTTGCCGAACGGATTACGGCGCATGAAGCCCCGCCAACATACTAGATATTGGCGGGGCTTTTTATTTTCTTGTTTGGAGGTCATATGCATCAAAACATTGATAATGAGATACGTAATACTGAACAAGAATTAATGCATCTGGGTAGTTGCACAACGAAAGGTTTAACTGATGAAGAGATCGCTCAACAAGATGAGCGATTTTTTTTGGCCATTGAAAAATTAAAGTGGCTGAAAGGTCGCCGTGATGTAAGGGTATTTGAATGGAAGCCAGCCAATATTTACAGCTCACAAAAAAGCGACAGCTCAAAACAAAGCCACGAAATAAACCACTCCCAAAAGCGAATGAAAAATACTTAGAAGCTTTTGAAGATATAGAGCGTACATTACAAGTGTTGGATATTAAATACCAAAAACTATTCCAGTTTGAATCAACCAAGCACTGGCGTTTTGACTTTTATTTAATTGAGTATCGAATCCTAGTTGAAATTGCTGGGGGACCTTGGTCAGCAGGCAGAAAAAGAAAACGAATTTCACATGATGCAAATCGTGAGGACACGGCATACAGGTTAGGCTTTACAATCGTTCGTTTGGAATCAGCAGCTAGATTTAAAATTAATGAAGCTGGCCCTTTGCAGATACAAGCTTGCTTTGCACATCAATGGCTTAAAAATTTAAAGAGGCATACATTTAATGAGCCAAATAAGACCATTTCCACCGACTGAATTGATAGATCAAGCTGAACAAGAAGAAGCTTTACGCTTGGCACCTGCACCAGATCTTAAAGAATGGGTAATTGCCAATTATCTCACTGTGGATGCTGAACTCTATAATCCTGATCATGACCACATCGCTGAGCTGCTACACGACAATGAAGAATTTCTAGCGTTTGCTT